GTCGCTCGCATCTCCCTCCTAGCGAATTCGACGGGACGGTGAGTGATGGTCGGCCGCCGCGAAATCCTCGAAGCCGCACGCGATGAGCTGGTCAAACGCCTCCACGGCCGCGGTGGGTGCGACAACGAGGACCATGGCGCCGTCACCGACGTTGCGCTTCCCGGCCTGCTCCGCGAGCTGCGCCAGGTCCTCGCCGAGCTCGACGCGTTGCCGTCCGGTCAGAGGAAGGCTCCGGCCGACGAGATCTCGAAGCGGCGGGAGGAACGCCGGCGCAAGGCCGCGGGCGAATGACCGTCATTGACCTGGCCGCCGTCGAGCGGCCGCGGATCCTGCACGTGCCGCGGTTCTCCACCTCGGCGGGCGACGAGGTCATCGACCTGGCGGCCTCGGCCGGCCTGCTCCTCGACCCGTGGCAGCAATTCGTCATGCGTAACGCGATGGGCGAGCGCGCCGACGGCCGGTGGGCGGCGTTCGAGGTCGGCCTGGTCGTCGCCCGCCAACAGGGCAAGGGTTCCGTCCTCGAGGCGCGGGAGCTGGCCGGGCTGGTGCTGTTCGGGGAGCGGCAGATCGTGCACACCGCCCACGAGCTGAAGACGTCGATGAAGCACTTCAAGCGGCTGATCCGACTGTTCGACGGCTCCGACGACCTGCGGCGCCGGGTCAAGAAGGTGATCAACTCCAACGGCAAAGAGGGCCTGGAGATGGTCAACGGCGCCGTGCTGGAATGCCTGGCCCGGACGAAGAACGCGGGCCGCGGCTTCACCGGGGACCTGGTCGTGCTCGATGAGGCGTACGCGCTGACCGACGAGCAGATGGAAGCGTCGATGCCGACGATGCTCGCCGTCGACAACGCGCAGGTCTGGTACACGTCGTCGCCTCCGCTGGACGCGGTGTCTGGGCAGATCCTGATGGCATTGCGGGACCGTGGCGAGGCCGGAACGGCGGAACGCCTGTTCTGGGCCGACTACGGACTGGCCGGCAGCTTGGACCGGATCGACGAGATGGACCTCGACGACAAGGCCGCGTGGATGGCCGCGCTGCCGTCGATGCGCTCCGGCCGGGTGCGCGAAGAGAACGTGCAGGTCATGCGCGACGTGCTGACCGACAAGGGCTTCGCGCGGGAGATCCTCGGTATCTGGCCGCCGAAGCCGTCGCAGCTCGGCTTCCGGGTGATCTCGGAACGCTTCTGGACGGCGATGCAGGACCCGGCCGCAGTGATGACCGGCCGACCGGCGATCGGCGTGTACGTGCCGCCGGACCGTTCGTACAGCGCGATCGCCGCGGCGGGCACCCGGGAGGCCGGCGGCCGGATGGTCGAGCTGACCGGCAACGACGTCGATGGCGACGATTACCGGCCCGGGACGCCGTGGATCGTGCCGCGGCTCAGGCAGATCGATGCCCATAACCCGTCGGTGTTCGTCATCGATGACAAGGCGGTTGCCGACGAGGCGGAGGCGGCCGGGCTGGTTGTGCACCGGGCCAACGTCGCGGACGTGGTGACCGGCTGCCAGCTGTTGTTCGACGGCATGGCCGGCGCCGATCCGGAGGGCCGGACCGTGTATCACCTCGGCCAGCAGGCAATGACCGACGCCGCAGCCGGCGCCGTGAAACGCAAGATCGGCAACTCGTGGGCGTGGGAACGGCACGACCTGACCACCGACGTTGGGCCGCTCGCGGCCGCGTCGCTGGCGCTGTTCGGGCACTGCACGCCGCGGGTGCACCGCCGAGAGTCACCCGTGCCGATGGCCGCGTACGCATGATCGAGGGAGGCCCGGCGTGACTGTGCTGGATGTCGCCGCCGCAGTCGACCGGGTCAACGCGCGCGCGGCCGCCGTGGACTGGCGCAGGCTGGCGTTGGTGCTGCTGATGGTGATTCCATTCGCCGTCTTTTATGGCGCGCGGATGGTCGTGCGATCGGTCGGCTGGGTGGTGGCGTGGCTGTGGGCCGCCGGCATGGAGGGCTGGGCGGCTGCCGGTCCGACCAAGCCGACTGAGGCGTCCGGCTGATGGGGCTGCTCGAACGGGTTCAGGCCCGCCGCCGCGGGGAGCTCAAGCAGTTCACGCAGCCGAACTTCTGGCAGCTGGACGCGCTCCGTTCGGCGCTGGTCGGGGACTGGGCGCCGGACCGCGAGCGCATCGACCACCACTTCGAGGGCTATGCGGCGAAAGCCGGCAAAGGCGACGGGATCGTGTTCGCCTGCTGTTACGCAAGGATGCGGGTATTCGCCGACGGGAACTTCCTGTGGCGCGACCGCGAGCAGGGGCAGCTCGGCGCGTTCTACGACTCGCCGGAGCTGACGATGCTGCGCCGGCCGTGGCCGGGCGGGACGCTGACAAACCTGCTGTCGTGGATGGAAGTCGACGCCACCTACGCCGGGAACAGCTACGCGACCACCTGCGACGACCGCGGCCGGTTCGGGCGGGCGTCGCGCGGCGGCCCGAACCGGCGGATCACCCGGCTGCGCCCGGACTGGGTGACCCTGGTCATCGGCTCGTATTCCGACGACCCGTACGCGATCGACGCGCACGTCGTGGGTTTGATCTACGAGCCGCCGCTGTCAAGCCCGGGCGGGGCGCGGGCGAAACCGGTCGTGCTGATGCCCGACGAGGTGTGCCACTACGCGCCGGTACCTGACCCAGTCGCGAGGTTCCGGGGCATGTCGTGGCTGACGCCGGTGCTGCGGGAGATCTCCTCCGACCTGGCGGCGGTCGACCACAAGTTGAAGCGGTTCGAGAACGGCGCAGCCCTGCAAACCGTGGTCAGCCTCGACAAGGACGTCACCCCGAAGGCGTTCACCGAGTTCGTCGAGCTGTTCAAGGCCGGCCACGAGGGCGTCGAGAACGCCTACCGGACGCTTTTCCTCGGCGGCGGCGCCGATGTGACCGTGGTCGGCGCCGACATGCAGAAGATGGACTTCAAGGCCCTCACTGGAGCCGGGGAGACCCGGATCGCCGCGGCGGCCGGCGTGCACCCGGTGGTCGTGGGTCTGTCCGAGAGCCTGGCTGGATCCAGCTTGAACGCGGGCAACTACAACGCGGCCCGCCGCAACGTCGCCGACGGCACCCTGAACCACCTCTGGTCCGAGGCGGCCAGTTCCCTCGAAACGCTGTTCGACCGGCCGAAGGAGGCCGCCGAACTGTGCATCGACAAACGGGACGTGGCATTCGTGCGGGAAGACGCAAAAGACGTCGCGGAGATCCAGCAAACCCGCGCGAATGCGCTCCGGTCGCTCATCGACGCGGGCTGGGAGCCGGACGCCGCTGTGAAGTTCGTGCAGTCCGACGACCTGACCCACCTGGTCGGCGCGCACTCCGGCCTGTTCTCCGTGCAGTTGCAGCCGCCCGGCACCGAGACATCTGACCCCGGCCAGCCCGAAGACGACCTCGAGGACGAGCCCAGCGGAGGGCAGCAGCAGTGATCAAAAAGTCGCTCGGCCGCGTCGAGGTCAAGGACGCCGACCAGGGCACCGTGAGCGCGGTCTTCTCCACGTTCAACACAGTCGACGCAGACGGCGACGTTACCTTGCCTGGCGCGTTCGACGACGGCGCCGAATGGATGATCTCGGCGTACGGACACAAGTCCTGGGAAGGTGTGCTTCCAGTCGGCAAGGGCGTCGTCCGGGTCACCGGCACGGAGGCGCGCCTCGAAGGTCAGTTCTTCCTCAACACCGCCGGCGGCCGGGAGACCTTCGAGGTCGTCAAAGCCATGGGCGACCTACAGGAATGGTCCTACTCCTGCCAGCCCGACAAGTTCTCCTATGGCGAGTTCGAGGGCAAGCAGGTCCGCTTCCTCGAGCACATCGTCGCCGGCGGCGAGGTGTCGCCGGTCATCAAGGGCGCCGGCGTCGGCACCCGCACCCTGGCTGTCAAGAGCGGCCTCACATTCGCCGGTGAGGCAGAGGCGGTCCTGGCCGACCTCACGAACCTCACCGATCGCGCCGCGGACGTCCTGGCGAAGCGGCAGCACAAGGGCAAGGGCCTCGGCGCTGAGTCGTCGGAGCTGCTCGACCGGATCCAGGCGCAGACCAAGCGTCTCGGCGAGCTACTCGCGCCCGAACCCGCATCCACCCAACCCGACGAGCTGACGGCTGAATGGCTGCGGCACGTCGCCAGGACGAGAGGCATCAGCGTTGGCTGACATCGACCTGCTCGACTTCCCGGCGCTCAAGGAGGCGCAGGGCAAGCTCGACGCGAAGAACAAGGAACTGCACGGCATCTTCACCGAGGCCGGCCCGACGATGGACATGGCCCTGGTCAAGTCGCTGTCCGGCGACACCGCGGCGAAGGTCGAAGCGATCCGCGTCCTGAACGAGGAGATCGACGACCTCGGCAAGGACGTGGAGAAGCACAAGAGCGTCGCCCGGGCGGCGGCCCGGTCGAAGGCGTGGGCGGCGGCAAAGGAGTCCGGCGCCGAGCCGGGCGAGCCCGACGACGCGCCCGGCCACGTCGAGGTCAACACCAAGAGCTTCGGTGAGCTGTTCGTCAAGTCGGACGCGTTCAAGCTCAAGCGTGGCAATTCCGGCCCGGAGTCGCACCTGGACATCAGCCTCAAGACGCTGATGACCACGACCGCCGGCTGGGTGCCGGAGACCACCCGCACCGGCAAGGTGGTCGACTTCGCCACCCGGCCGATCCAGGTCATCGACCTCATCCCGCAGACGACCACGCGGCAGGCCGCGATCGTCTACATGGAGGAGACGACCTTCACCAACGCCGCGGCGGAGACCGCCGAGGCCGGGTCCTTCCCGGAGTCGGCGCTGGCACTCACCGAGCAGTCCAGCCCGGTGCGGAAGATCGCCACGTTCCTGCCGATGACCGACGAGCAGCTCGAGGACGTCGACCAGGCGCAGGGCTACGTCGACAACCGGCTGCGGTTCATGCTGATGCAGCGCCTCGACTCTCAGATTCTGGTCGGCAACGGCACCGCACCGAACCTGCGCGGCTTCAACAACGTCGTCGGCATCCAGACCCAGGCCAAGGGCGCGGACCCGGTGCCGGACGCCTTCTACAAGGCGATGACTCTGGTGCGGGTCACCGGCCGTGCCCTGCCGAACCTGCACATCATGCACCCGCTCGACTGGCAGGATGTTCGGCTGCTGCGCACCGCGGACGGCGTCTACATCTGGGGCAACCCGTCCGAGGCGGGCCCGGAGCGGCTGTGGGGCCTGCCGGTCGCCCAGTCGGACGCGCAGACCCAGAACACCGGCCTGACCGTCGACACGTCCTTCACGGAGCTGTCGACCCGGCGCGGCATCGACGTGCAGATCTCCAACTCGCACTCGACGTTCTTCGTCGAGGGCAAGCAGGCGGTCCGCGCCGACGTCCGGGTGGCGCTGGTCGTGTACCGGCCGTCCGCGATCTGCACGGTGACGGGCATCTGAGCCGTGGGAACGATCGACGGCACAACCCGCATCAAGACGTGCATCGGGGAGTACGACTTCGCCGTCGACGGCGGCGCGGTCTCCACGATCACGCTGCGCGGCGACAACTCGATCCCGGCCGGGGCGTACATCCTCGGCGGGTTCATCGAGGTGCTCACCGCGGTCACATCCGGCGGCTCGGCCACCGTGGCGGTCAACAGCGAGGCGGCCGGCGACTTGCTCGCCGCCGCGGCCGTGTCCGGCGCCCCGTGGTCGACGACCGGCCGCAAGTCGGTCGCCCCAGTGTTCACCGGTGCCAGCTCGCTGAAGACCACGGCGGTCCGGTCGCTGGCCATCACGATCGCGACGGCGGCCCTGACTGCGGGCCGATTCCGCGTCGCCGTCCTTTACCTGTAGGAAGGCGGGCCCGTGGGACAGCAGATCACCACACAGCGCACCGAAGTTCCGGCCGTACCGGGCCGGACGCTCGCCACGATCCGGGTGTACCGGACCGCCGGCGGCCAGCTGGTGGCCGACGGCGACCCACGGGCCGCGTTCCTCGCCTACCCGGTCGGCGAGCCCATCGCCGACGCCGACGCCGCCGCCTACGAGCAGCTGGTCGCCCCGGCACCGCGGCGCACCACGAAGGCCGCCCCGAAGCCGACCGACAAGGCGGCATCCAAGCCGGGCGACAAGTGACAACGGTCTTCAGCCTCGGCGACGGCGTGCCGCTCGAGCACACCGTCTATGACCGCGACGGCGAGCTCGTCGCGGCCACCGTGACCGTCGCGGTGACCAAGCCGTCCGGCGCCGTCGTGAATCCGTCGGTCGTCTCACCATCGACTGGCGCGTATCGGTCGGCGGTGAACAGCGCCGACGAGATCGGGCTGTGGTACGGGGCGTGGTCGGTGACGGGCATCGTGACTGACGTCATTCCTTTCACGTTCACCGTGGCCGATCCGGGACCGGCCGCGTATGCCGGCCTGGAGACGGTCAAAGCGGCATTGGGCAAGGACTCAGTCGACGTCAGGGACGACCTGATCCGTGGGGCTGTTCTTGCGGCTTCACGTTGGATCGACCGCCGGTGCGGGCGCAGGTTCTGGCCCGACAAGACGGCGACCGCCCGGACGGTGCCGATCACCGGCCGGTCGTTCTGCGAGGACGGCTACCAGGTTCTGCTGGTGCCCGACATCGCCACCGCGACGGGGCTGATCGTCGAGACCGGGTCCGACTCGGCAGGCTGGACGGCGGTCACCGGCCTCGACGCGGGCGTCGACGATCCGCTGCTGTTTATTGCCGCGCCGATTACCCGGCTCCGGGGCGAGGTCGGATGGCTGCCGCGATCAGGCAGGGCCCGGGTCACCGCCCGGTGGGGGTGCCCGTCCGTGCCGGACGAGATCGCCCAGGCCGCCGCGCTGCTCGCCGCCCGGCTCTACCGGAGAAAGGACTCTCCGCAAGGCGTCATCAGCTCCGCCGAGTGGGGTGCGGTGCGGGTGTCCCGGGTCGACCCGGACGTCGAAGCACTGATCGCCCCGTACATCAATCCCTTGATCGCCTGAGGAGGCGCTGTGTCCCAGCAGGACAACTCCCGCGCGGCCGTCGAGCGGCTGACTGCAGAGCGCGCAGCGACCATCGACCCGGCGCATGCCGCGGCGCTCGAATCGCAGATACGGTTGCACTCCGAGCTGGCCGGGCTGGCAACGGGCGGAATCGTCGAAGGCCCGCCGATCGAGTTCGAAGACCCGCCCGCGCTCGTCGTCCCGAAGTCGGCCCGAGGACCGAAGGCCGCCGAGGGCTGACGTGCAGTACGACCTCGTCAAGCAGGCACTGCGCGACGCCGTGATTGCCGCGGAGATACCGAAGCTGGACGCGTACGCGTTCGCCAAGGACGAACCGCACGTGCCGTGCTTCTATCCGGCCGAGGTCGTCATCGACCCCAACGGTTCATTCGGGCCCACCGACGGCGGCTTTGACACCGCCGACATCACCTGCCGGCTGCTCGTGTCGGCGGCCGACGACGCCGACGGGCAACAGCTGCTCGACCGGCTGATCTCCCGCACGGGCACCTACTCCGTGCGCGCCGCGCTACTGGCCGCTCGCGGGGCGCCGGGCGTGGCCGCGATCCCGGGGCAGGCCGACGACCTCTGGGTGACCCGGATCGACGGCTACCGCATGGTTCCCGGTCCCAATGAAACGAGCTGGTACGGCGCGAATCTGACCGTCCGCGTGATCGGGAGCAGCAGCTGATGGGCAAGTTCGTCCTGCAGAACGTGAGGCTGTTCGCCGGCGGCGCCGACCTCACCACCTACAACAACCAGATCGCGCTGAACGCCGAAGGCGAGAGCAAGGACACCACGGCGTTCGTGCCGACAGGCAACGTGTGGCACGAGGAGATCACCGGCATCAGGTCGGTGTCCCTCGCCGCTTCCGGCCAATGGGACGCGGGCGACCTGTCCAAGCCGGACGATGACGCGTTCGGCAACCTCGGCGCCGTCGGCGCGGTATCCGTCTGCCCGGCGACAGCCGCCGATGGGTCCCTCGCCTATCTCACTCAGTACAACCGCCGCCAATACCAGGCCCTCGGCGCGGTCGGCGACGTCGCCCCGTGGTCGTGGCAGTCGGTCGGCGCGTGGCCATTGGCCCGCGGGCAGGTACTGGCCACCCCCACCGCCCGAACGACAACCGGCACCGGCACCGCCTTGCAGCTCGGCGCCGTCGCGACCGGCCTGCGCTTGTACGTCGCCGTGCACGTCTTCTCCGTATCCGGCACCACGCCCAGCCTCACTTTGGCGATCCAGTCGGACAACGCCGTCGGCTTCCCCTCGCCCACGACCGTCACCACGTTCTCCGCGATGACCGCGATCGGCTCACAGATCACCCGGGTCGCAGGACCGATCACCGACGACTGGTTCCGGGTGTCGTACACGATCACCGGCACCGGCCCGAGCATTCTGTTCGCCGTCACCGCCGGCATCGCCGTCTGACCGTCCTCGTCCTCGTACCCCGCGCGCCACCGCCTGCGGGGTGCTTCGCTGTGCACTGAAAGGGCTACGTCATGGCCAAGTTCGTTCTCACTGCGGGCTTCGTGGCCCTCAACGGCACCGACCTGTCGAGCTACTGCTCGAGCATCCAGGCTCAGTTCGAGGCGGAGTCGAAGGACACGACCACCTTCGGCAGCAACGGCTGGCACGAGGAGCTGTCGGGCATCAAAAGCGGTTCGCTGGCTCTGCAGTTCAAGCAGGACGTCGCCGCCGCGGCGCTCGACGCCATCATGTGGCCGCTCGCGTTCACAGTGGTGACGTTCGAGATTCGGGCCACCCAGTCCGCGGTCGGCACGTCCAACCCGAAGTACACGGGCAGCGCCAACATTCGCCAGTGGAACCCCATCTCCGGCGGCGTCGGTGACGTGGCCGAAGTCAGCGTAACCTTCCCGACGACCGGCGCCGTTTCCCGCGCCACAGCCTGATGGCCGGCGCCTGGTCGATCAGCGCCGACGACCTCGCCGACGCGGCCACCGCGCTGCGCTATGAAGAAGACGGCATGCGGCTTCGGCGACAGCTTGCGAAGGAGCTGCGACGGGCGGTCGCCCCGGCAGTGGCCGAGGCCAAGGGCCGGATCATGTCGATGGGCTCCGCCGGCCTGCCGCACGAGGGTGAGCCGCTGCGAAACGCGATCGCACGTCAGGTGAAGGCGGAAGCCCGGCTTGCCGGCAAGACCGTCGGCGTGCGGGTGCGGGTGTCGACGCGCGGAATGCCCCGCGGGTTCCGGCAGGCGCCGCGGCGCACCAACCGCGACGGCTGGCGGCACCCCGTATTCGGCAACCGCGAGGTGTGGGTGGGCCAGCGCGGCAAGCCCGGCTGGTTCGACGACCCGATCCGGGCGCGGCGGGCC